CCTGCCGCAAGTTGTGCTACCGTTCTTTACTTCTCCAACGATTGTATATACTTCGCCCTGTTTTACCTGTGTGGCAATTCCGTAATCAGTTCCGGGACCGATACGCACATTTAATACATCCGTGTTAATCTTAACCCTGTATTCCGCTACATTGTTCGCTGTAGGCTGTGCTGTGTGCTGCTGTCCTCCTGTGGATGCCGAACCGCCTAAAATGCTCTTTACTTTGTTTTTGAAATTCTGCCATTCTGCGGAATCGCTTACCATTTGAGCCGGGCAGTTTTTCCCTGTCACATCATAATGTCGTAAAACATAGGTATCTACACCGCCTGCACTGATTCCAAGCATTTTGCAGAGAAACGCACAGAGGTATGCAGCATTTTCTTTTGTCTTGTCTGAAATTCTATAGTTTCCGGCTGTGCAACACATTTCTATGCCTATACTGTTTGCATTTCTACAAGAGCCGTGTTTATAAGACCTTGCCCCGCAATGCCAAGCAGTATCCCTTAACTCTACGCTCTGATAGATTTCCTCATTGTCTACAAAAAAATGAGCGGAAGCATTACGCCCCGCACCGCTAAAATAGTTTGCATTTGCCTTTGCCGTGTCCTTGCTGTTGCCTGTGTAGTGCATTACTACATAAGCCACATTACGGCTACTGTTGTTGTTTAAATTATCATTGTTGCACTTAATACTTGAATTTACCCCGATACCGTTAATTGTATCGGCGATAAATCCGGCTGTTATTGTTTTTCCCATAACGCCGTACCTCCTTAAATATTGATGTTGTTTAAATCAACGGAAATATCCTTTGTTTCCTCCGGGTATCCCTGCTTGATTTTGATAATGTTTTCTGCCTTTGCTTTCCAACAATACAAGGCAATTACTGTAGTTGTCGGGGTTGCTATGTATGTGGCAAGCACCCCGAATTGCGAATAGTCGATAAGTGTTACTTTGATACCGATATACAGACCCACAAAGTAGGTACACAAAACCGCTACTAATACCGCTTTTGTAAAGTTTGGCTTTGCAAACTTAAAGTTTTTCTTTACTCTTCTGTTCTGATTCGCAATTCTGAAAAGTAAATAGAAAATAAAAAATCCTATGGCAATGCCAAGGATTCCGCAAATAAGATATTTCATATTCTGTTTTTCCTCCTATGTTTCCTGTCCGTGTGCCTTTTGATTGATATGTTTTTCAATCTTTCCTATAGCTTCCGTAACCGGCCCGTTACATCCCTGTTCTTTAAGTCCTTTCAGACAAGCCAATACCGCATAAGTGAGCAAACATAATTCATCTTCCATTGCCTTTATGTCCTCTTTCTCCTGCTTCTTTAAGTCCTCAATGTCGGCTGTCTGTTTTTGTTGTGCTTGAAACCATTTGATAATCTTGTATGCAATCGCACCAATAGCACCTAACGCACCTAATACGCTTGCAATCGTAATTATTGTTGCTGAATCAATATACATTGTCTGTAATTTCCTTTCATTGTTTCTTTTCCACCATGCCGTTTTCTTTAAACATAGTATTAAGGCTCTGCCTAAGTCCGTAGCTGTCGCAATGTGACAGGATTCCCCGGTATGATGCTACCGAACGGTCTAACCTGTCTTTTCTTTCCTCTCCTGCCTTTACCTTTGCAATCTGCTTTTTAAGATTCCGCTTGATTTTTACCGCCGTTTTCTTCTTTAATCTGCGGTGCGTGGCCCATATTCTGAATCCGACAAAATCAATTCCCATGCTGCACGGTCTTATAGCTGTCTTGTTGTTCAAATCTAGCCTTAATTCATCTGCTAAAAATGTTCTTAACAACTCTTTTACCTCTGCTAAATGCTTCTTATCATGGTGGAGTATAATAATATCGTCCATGTATCGGATGTAGTAATGTAATCCCAACTCATGCTTTGCGTACTGGTCTACCTCGTTAAGGTAAATGTTTGCAAACATCTGTGAGGTAAGGTTGCCTATCGGCATCCCTTTATTACCTAGCCTGTCCGATACTTCCACTTCGTCCGGCTCTTTTCCGGGCGGTAATCCAAAATTCATAGATTCGCAATTTATAATCTTTTCCAACAGGTTGAGCAATCGTTGGTCTTTAATCCTGCGTGCTAAAATCTTTAATAAAATATCGTGGTCTACCCTGTAGAAATATTTTGATATATCCATTTTCAGATAGTAGTATCGTTCCGGCTTTCTTTCTGTCTGCCTTAACCAATACTGCAACCTGTCGGCTGCCTTATGCGTTCCTTTACCCTTGCGACAGGCATAGGAATCAAAAATAAAAGTCTTTTCGTACAATGGAAATAACTGCCTGTAAATCGCCCATTGTACTATCCTGTCCTTAAATGGTAAGGACATAATAAGTCGTTTCTTTGGTTCATAAACATAAAAGGTGTGATACTTCCCTACCTCGTATGTTTCATAAATCAAGTGATTCTGAATATTTATTAACTGCTCTTCATAGTTGCGGTTGAAAATCAATACATCATCCCTGTATCTTTTCCCCTTTCTCGCTTCCTCCCAAGCCTTATGTAAATTTTCAAAATCATAAATCTTTTCGTATATGTTCTTTATGCTTTTCATTGCATACCTCTTGTAAATTTGTGCCGTACAAACCTAATCAGTTTTTAACCCTTTCAGACGTGACAAATGTATATATTTTCGGCTATTGCTTACTAACTGTCTTTACGGCAATTCAATCTTTTTCCTGTAAACAGGAACGGAAAATAACCCCTTTAACCCTGTTTGTGCTGTCCTTACAGTCGTAACCGCAAGGCTTCTTGACATAGGGGCAGAGCGGAGCGGAAGCCAATGTTGTCGTTCGAGTTGGAACGAGGGTTATTCAAGTTGAGAGCGGACGGACCCGAATTGGAAGTATTGTTGAACGCCGACCCACGGATAGGCAACCACCGTAACTTTGTGATTATTTCCCTATGTATTTTTATTTCTGCTTTTCCCTGCTGTTGACCCATTCCGTATAACCGCCTATCATTCGACCGATTTCGTCTACCTTTCGCATCCATACTTCCCAAGTATGAAAATCTAAACAAGGCTTTTGGTTCGGGTATAGGTTCGGGTCTTTTGCAAGTCTTAGCAGATTTCTTAATACATCAACTTCAATATCCAAATCCTGCAATGTGGTTTTCTTGTGGTACTTCTTTTCAAGTCGCACCGCCATTTCCAACATTGTATACATTGTCTTTCTTATATCGCCTGCAAGTACATACCTTTCCGCTTTTGGAAAGTCCTTTAATTGAGGGTTGCCGTACAATATCATTTCATAAATCTTTTCCTTAATATGAAAAATATCGTTTCCGTTATGCTTCTTTTCTTCCTGTTGTATCTCTTCCACTTTTGCAACCGCCTAACTGTAATGTATTTGCTATAAAGGGCGTGCTATCGCACGCCCTATCAGTTTTTCAGTGTTCAGTTTGCAGTTACTCAACAAAAGCGGAGCGGAAGCCAATGCCGGCGTCCGAGTGGGAACGAGGGTGAGACAAGTTGAGAGCGGACGGACCCGAACCGGAAGTATCGTAGAACGCCGACCCACGGATAGGCAACCTTTCACCGTGGCATCTCATCCAAATCTGGTCGTTTCCGTATCCTGTTACTCCGCTATCCGGGTATAATCCAAGTGCAATAAGTAACTTCGGAATCGTTACCCCGGAAGCTGCCCCAAGGCTCTTAAATGCAATATTTCTATATGTATCTCCGCTTGTAGGAAACTCTACCTTTGTATTTACTCTGATTCCTGCGGATGCACTTGCCTGGTCTAACTTTAATGTGCCTGCCGTTCCCGGCTCTACTAAAGTTCCGTCCGGCTTAATCGCTTTCCAAAGTGTGCTTTCTGCCGACATATCGCAATCAAGTTTCATAGAATTACCATAAGGGATAATCTGAATCTCTCCGTCCATAAGGCGTAATCCACCGGTCCACTCCCAAAGGTTGCCGTTAATGTCCGCAATACCCGACATATCGTGATTGTGATACCATGTAGGCTGTCCGCTTCCTGTAAGTGTTCTCTGTGTTTCTCCCTGTGGCATTGTTCCCCTCTCGTAAGGGTGGTAATAATCCTTGCCGTAGTTCGTGTTTCCGTGTGGTACAGTACCCATTTTCTGTGATAACAAGTTAAGGTACGCAAATACACCTGTCTGATTTAAGTGCCAACCCGCACCTTTCTTTTTACAAGCTGCTACGGACTGGTCAAAGTTGATATAGTTTCTAGGCAGGTATCCGCCTAAAGAATATGCACGGTCATTTTCTACAATATTGAGGAACTTAGACACATAAATTACGTTCTTTTCCTCTCCGTCCATAATCCAAAACGGTAATGTTTCGTCTGTTCCGCCTGTGATTACATCACTATACTTTGCCTTTGGTACTGCTACCATAATGCTAGGCATCCCAGTATCATCAAAAATTACCTTGTTGTTTGCACCAAACTGTGCTACTGCACCCTGTAAATCATCAAAGTTTGCCATTGTATTTTATCCTCCTTAAAATTAAATTAACGCCCATAATACAAGCGTACATTTCTTCATGTCGAACGGTACAGGTTCACGCTTTGTAATCGCCTTTCCGTCCTCGTCCTTTTCTCCTGTATCCACAATTTCATATTTCCTTGCCGGGATAACGACCTGTGCTACATACTCTCTTGCTTCGGTGTTTACTCCAACCGTCAAGCCGTCCTGTGTATCCTTGCAAATATCAAGCGTTACCTCTTCGTCACGCTCTCGGTTCTTGATGTTTACCATTAAATCATCATCCCCGAAAATAATTTTTGTCGTGGATACGTCATAGGCGATTTTCTCGCCCTCGTTTTTCTCAACTACAATAATCTTTGCTGCTGCCATTATCTGTTACCTCCCATTCTTCTTAATTCTGCGTAGGCTTCCTGTGAACGCACCGCAATGTGTTCTGCTGCTTCCCTCTGTGATGCTGTGGCGTTACCTCTTACTCCATAAGCCTGTAATACTGCTGCCGTGTTTGCCTTTCTTTCATCACTTTTGATAATTACATTTGCCATTATGCGTAACCTCCCTGCACCGTGCATTTTACCGTTACTTCCTTGGCGGCCCCGGTGTACTCAATCTTGAATCCGTTTAACTGCTTATCTGTAATGTGGATTTCTCCTACACCTCCTGCGTCCTTTGCTTCCGCTTCGACATTTACGGTATAATCCAAATTGCCCCTTGGTGTAGCAAGTGCAAGGGTCTTTTTGGAATTGTTAAAAGGGTATGATTTTGTATTGGTAAGGGTTGCTTCTACAATTTCTCCCTGTAATCCCTTAATCCTGCTTTCTGCTGCACCAAGTTTGAGCATTGCAAGGTTTCCGATTAACCCGGCAGATAATACCCTCTCTTCCAAATCGTTAAAGTTCTGTGCGTTCTGCGGTGTTCCCTCCTGCACTACTTCGCCCTCTACGGCTTCGTGTGTAATAGTTCCGTCTGCGTTCTGCACTTCCCTGTAGCGGTTGGAATACTGCGTTACATGGTCTTTCCAAATCTTAAATAATCCCATTTGCTCTATTCCTCCTTAAAATTAAAACTGAATCGGTACAACACACCCTGTTGCGTACCTTTTAACTTGATTGCTTCGCTCTTTTCCGCCCACAACTTACTAGCCGTATCGTACAACTGAATTTTCGTAATTGTTGTGGTCCCCGATACTTCCGGGGTAATGGAAATACTCAACGCTACCCTGCCGTCTTTTAGGCGTTCTCTTGTTAAGATTTTTGCCTTGTGCATAGTACCGCCATACTCGACCATAGCGTAAGCAATGTTGGTTTCTACAAACTGCTTGAAACTCTCTAAGGCTCTTTCTGTCAGCATTTCTTTACTCTCCTTTACTTTTATTTGCTATAACCGATTCTTACCGCAACGCTTCACTTCGTATTGATAGCTTTCGGTTTCTGCCGTAGTTGCCATTCCCTTATCAGATATTCCCGGTTTTGTGCTTGCGTAAGGTTCTGTGCCTGTTTTCTTTTCTCCTGTCATATCCGTTTCATAAGGGTATTGTTCTGTTTCGGTATCTGCTACCGCCTGTATATCTCTGCTCTTTACAATTACCGCCCTGTCGGGTGCTGTTCCTGTAAAGATGCTTTCAAATAGATAGGCTTGCGTTTCTGTTGTTTCAACTGCTGCCATATCTGCTGTTTGATACTGTATATTTCTATCCGGCTTTGTTCCTGTAAAGTTTGAATCAAACTTATACGCCTGTCCTGTAGTCTGTGCGGTTATTCCCTCCTGTGCTACACCTCCTGCCGTGTTCCTCTGCGGTATCGTTCCGGCTTTCGCCTGTCCTGTCTGATTGCTCGTATATTGGTATCCTGTTGTGTCCGATTCGGTCACAATCTCGGTATCCTTTGTTGCAAATGTAATATTCCTGTCCGGCTTCGTTCCTGTCGGTGTAAATTCTGCCGTATACCCTGCTGCCTGTGTCATTACATCTATAACCGCATCTTCGACCGCACCAACCGTATTTCTGTGCGGTTCTGTACCTGTCTTTAATTGTCCTGTCATAGGCACGGAATATAGCCAAAATTCCGTTTTAGGTATCACTATCACAGTAATAGACCCTTGATAATAAATACCGTCTAAATGAGCCGTTAAACGCTTGTATATGTCAACCGTCTTTATAATCTCGTCATAGTCTGCTGCAACCCTCGATTCTGTCGTATCAAGTACAATACGGAATCTGTACGGCTTTCCTCCGTAATCAAACCATTCCTCTATCTCGCTTTTAGGGTGCAACCCTCCTAATGCCATTTCTACGGCTGCCTTTGTACCTAATTTCTGATGCACTCGCACACTATCCCGGATAATCGCCCTTTTTGCTTCTATCGGGTAATCGTAATCATACCAATCTACATGGAGGTCATACGCCAATACATCCAACCAACTTTCCGAAAGTTCATTGATATTTGCGTATATGATATTCTTTTTTGTCTGCTCTACTGTTTGGTGTAGTTCGTCCGCTATGAGCCGACCTAACGCAACCATTTTTTCATCTTTTTTTAGGGCGGGCGGAAATGTAGCATAAAAATCCGCATCTTTTAAGTTATTCATCCTCTACCCCTCCGAATGTCACGGTGCATTTTTTCAATACCGCAACGCTTCCTTTTGGTATTTTCGTAAATACAGGCTTTGTAATCTCTATCCTCTTAATGCCCGAATCCATAAGAATGGCATTAAAATAGGACGGGTTAATATCCCGCCCCATTTTTGAGGTCTGCCATAATTCGTAGCTTTCCACCGCTAAATCAACCGCCCTTTTGATTTCCTTGGTGCTTGCTTCTTTGTCTTTTGGTATGTAATAAGTTGCTTCAATATCAAAGTCAACCGTTGTTGGTGCTGCAACTGTTACCTTGTCCGTCATTGGTCTTATATTATCAGCACTTAAATACTCCTGTACCTCTTTTATAAGTTCCTCACTCGGCAATTCTCCGCCATATAGCATAATCCTTATGTCTGCTACTCCGTCCTCCGGGCTTTCTGCGGATACATCACTTATTTGTGAGGATACCGCTTTGGCGTGATATGTGTAACTTCCTCTCGGTCCGGCTGTTGTGTAGCTTTCTTCGGACTCTCTCATACGGTTGTAATATGCCGTGTCGCTTTCTTCTCCGCTTCCTCCGGCTGTTTCTGTTGTATTTGCCACTTCCTTAAAATATAAAAATTCTTCTGTAACAAGTTTGCTTACCTGTCCGGGTGCAAAGCCGTTTCCGTCCTCTCCTAATGTGGTGCATACCGCTTCTACCTCTGCGTATGTCTGCCCTGCCGGAAATGTTAAATATCCTGTTGTTACAAAGTTAATATATCCGTCTACCGTTACCTCGATTTCATCCGTTATCACATACTCTTTATCAAGTGCTGTTGTAATGCTGAATCCAAGTGTTGTCCTTGCTGCCGTAGGCTGTAGTCTGTATGTATTATGGAATATCTCACTCAATGAATCCAAGTTCTGCCCTGTTGCATATCTCGGTAAGTTCTGTTTTGCTGATTCGTTGATATTTACCCTTTCCTGTATAATTACACTTGCAAGCCACAGGATAAACGCTCTTACCGGGTCGGCAGGGTATAAGGTTCTCCCTGTAATTTCCTCGTATCCTGCTATCAGCTTATTTACAAGTGCTTCCGTGTTGGTATCTACAAATTCAACCTCGGGTAACTCACTCGGTATATTCCTCGTCGTATTCGTCGTATTCGCCATTAACTTCTACCTCCACTTTAGGTTTTAATATTCCCCTTTCATAATCTGCCGTAAACTCCACGCTTATAATCTCCGCTCTCGGCTCGTATTCTCCGATTTTGTCGTAAATATCTGCCGTAGCAAGTGCCGTAGCTGTTGTAATTGGCTTGTCTATATAAGCTGCATTTAATCCAAACTCACGGTTAAGGGGTATATCGTATTCTATTGAGGACAGTAAAAACCAAACATTTTGTATTACTTCCTCGTACAATGTTTTCGGTGCAAGGTTTATAGGCTGTTCCTGTGTGGTGTCTATTGTAAAACTCATTTCTGCCTACCTTTCTACCTCTTTGCGTACTGTTCAAGCGATAGTGTGCTTTTCGCTATCAACAGGTTTCCTTGGTTATCAAATCTTTCAAAGTCTTTCGTGTGTCCTGTTATAACCCATTGGCTACCGTACTTCGTACCTCCGATTATAAGTGTAAGAATTTTTCCCTTTTTTCTGTACTTGTCTATCTTATCCTGCATACTCTTAGGATTTACCCCGAGAAATGCGGATAAATAAATTGTAAGGCTTGCCGTGTCTGCATCATTGTATTGAAACTCTAACAACGGCTTTTTCAAGTGCCTTGTATGCTTTGCGTAGTTGGTTTTACTGTCTATTTTCAAATCTTCAAAGGTTTTTACCTTATTTGCCGATACCTTAAAGACAATATCCCCAAGTGTTCCAATCTCTGCCATTAGATACCTCCTATAATAAATCCGTCCCCCTCTCCGTCCGGCTTGAATATGCACAATACCCATTGCCCTACGGTTGGAATCCAAGGTTTTATTTTAATATCACATCCTGTTTTACATTCCACGGTTGGCGTTCGCTTCACAATCCTTAAATCTCCTGTTACTATTCCCTGGTCCGGAATCTTTACCCTTGCTGTCATATTCCCGGAATTAACCTTACTTACCTGTCCTATTCTTACAATGTCTTTTAATTCCTGTATGTCTGTATTTCCGAATCCTGCCATTTAATAACCCTCCAATACGCTACGCAATTTAATCTGTACCTTGTATCCGCCTGTCAAGCTGTGCTGTGCCTGCTCGACTATGTATTTACCGTCAAATTCTCCGTACCCGTATACAGTAACCGTAATTCCTGCTACATAGTCCACATCCCCGACTAAAGTAAATTCTGCCGTGGTTTCGCCTTTGTTTCTCTGTCTTAATTGGCACTTTGCCAACTCCAAGGCTTCCGCTTCGCTTGATACTTTATGTTTAAATTCGTATGTCTGTCCGTCCGGGTCTGCTCCCGGTGCTGTGTATGTAGCTTCAATAGTTTTCTTTGTGTCGGGGTCTGTGTATGATACATGGCATTTTGAATATGATGTATCCGCCGTCTTAGTCGAAAAACTGTAGCTTAATATATTTCCTTTTCCTGCTTTAATCTTTTTTACGGATGCCTTACCCTCGTAATCCACCTCGTCAAAAAGGACTATTGTTTTTGATGTAACCTTTAAGGAAATGCCTGCATTTTTGCATAGTTTTTTTAGAAAGACTATATCTGCTGTGTTTACCTGTTCCTTTCTCTTGTAACTCGGGTTGTGGCTTGAAAGGTACATTACTTTCATGCCATTACCCTTGCCTATCTTTTCTGCTATATTTTTAAGATTGGTATTTTCCCAAGTCTTAGATTTCTTTTCCTGTCTTAACTTTGTGCTATATGGTATTGATGTAGCTTTTATAGTCAGCTTTTGCGGTGGTCCTTGATAACTTACGCTGTCGATTTCAAACTTTCCGCAATCCAATACCTTATCTTTTCCGTCTGAATACGGATTTTTCTGTATTACAATGGCGTGTATCTCCGTGCCTTTAAATGCTTTCTTTTCTTTTATTACGGTTGTTTTAGTCGTTGTTGTCGGTGTTCCGCCCTCAACATCTGAAGCATTGCACCAACCGTATACCCTTTGTCCGTCTTGTGATATTAAGTGATACGGGTGTGCGTTGTGATTCGCTATTGTGCATTTACAGGTGCTTGCACCCCTGTTTACTGTCGGTTCTGCTGCCATAGAGGATATATATACCGGTCCGCCTTTGAACTTTACAATAGCACCTACTTTTATCTCTCCGCCTCCTGTAGTGACCGTTTCCGTCTTAGTTCTTACTGCTTTGCTTGTATTGAGCCAATCTTTTATCCATTTGCCCTCCCTATCGTCTAGGGATATGCTTATATCATCTGTTTCGTCCTCTTCTTTGTCCGTGTAGGACAGGGATAACAGATACTTGGATAACTCTTTGGATATATCTGCACCTTTAAAATACAGTTTTATCACGGTACGCCTTGCGGAGTTTTTATTACTCACTTACCGTTACCCCCTGTTTCCACGGTGGCAGGGATTCCGATACCGTCAATTCAATTTCCGGCAAGGTCAATACAACCCCCGCCGGAAAGATGTAGGTATCTTTATGCTCAATATTCGCTTTAATAAGAGTATCCATATACATTTCATTTCCGTATGCTTTGTAAGCCACAATATCCCAAGTATCCCCGGATACCGTTGTGTAAGTATTATTAAGCATATACTACCCTGTCCTCCTGTTCTTTTTGTTCTTTCAGAATTGCTACAATGATTGCTCGTAGCTTTTCCAAAAATGCTTCGTCATACTGCTCTAACTGCTGTTTAATGTTATTTGCTTCGCCGTTGCCATTTACTACAACGCTTGGGGAATTTTGAACATTGATAACGATTGTGCCGGCCCCGCCCATTCTTGCAGATACATTATCTGCCGTCTGTGCCTGTGAGATATTGTTAAATATCTGTCCTGTCTGTGCTGCCGTAAATACTTTTCTGTTAGCAGCGTTTGTAATTAACTCTGGTCCATTCTCTCCGGCTATGAATGTACCCGGTGTTCTGTCCGTACCTTTTGCAAATCCCGGTATCTTAGGTATGTTAATTCCTTTTCCGCCAAGTCCGGGAACCCAATCCGGCACTTTCAACTTATTAAGTCCACCAATTACGGTATTGACTGCCGATACAACAGTTCGTAAAGGTGCTTTTATAATTTCGCCAAGTCCTCCGACCGCTCCCGAAAAGATAGATTTAATTCCGTTCCAAGCCTGCGACCAATTTCCTGTAAATACACCTGTCACAAATGAGATAATTCCCTGTAGCACGGTCATTAAATTTTGTATAATTCCCTGTACTGAACCTAATACAGATTGAACCACCGATAAAATTACGGGCATTACTGCCTGTACCACCTGTAAAATTCCCTGTATGATAGGTGCTACTATGTTCCAAATTGTCGTTAATGCCGTCTGAATCGCCGGAAGCAATACAGATAAGACATTGGTAACAACAGGTAAAATCGCCTGTATCATGCTTGATATGGTAGGCAATACTGTTGATGTTATAAAACTGAATAATTCCGATATAATCGGTAATACATAAGTCTGTAAAAACGAGATGAGTTCCGATATAATCGGCATCAATCCGGCTATAAAATTCGCAATAATTGGAATTACTGCCCCGACAAAATCAACTATGCTTTGAATTATTGACATTATCGTAGGTGCTGCTGCTTGTATGAAACTTACGATACCCGGTACAACATCATTTATAATTACCTGTAATACCTGTTCTGCCACAGGAACTACATAAGTTGTCACAAATGCTATTACATCTGATACTGCCGTTTTTACTTTTCCAAGGATATTTACAAGCGTATCAAATACCTGTACGCCCTTATCCCCGAAAATTTCTTGTATCTTGTTTCTTGCTTCTCCGATATTGCTATCAGAGAAAATATTTTTAATGGTATCTCCAACGCTCGTAATGACCGCTACAATCTTGTCAAAGATTGCCAACGCTTCACTTCCGAATGTTTTTTCTATAAAGGCTCTGATTTCCTGTAAGTGGTTTTTTACTAACTGAATAACAGTAATAATTGTTGTGATTACTCCAACAATCGGTAAAATCTTACCTACCACTCCGCCAAGCGGACCAAATACGGAGCTTGCCAAATTTCCCAACGGTCCAAGCATTGTTTTTATAGCATTTCCTACAGGTGCTATAAACTTCGTTATTTTTCCAAATCCTGCACCTATGAGATTTCCAACCTTTCCTAAAGGCGAATTTGCTATAACCGTTCCAACTCCCGACAGAATACCGCCAAGTTTACCGCCCATTCGTGTAAATGGACTTAAAAACAGGTTAAGTAATTTTGAGCCTGCCCCCATTGCAGTACCGCCGATTTTTCCGCCGATACCGCTAAATACACTACCAATCTTTGTAAACAGTGTGCTGTTGCTTAATACACCGCCTAAAGCACTACTTACGCCCCCGGCTGCGTTCTTTACGCTTGTGAAGTATCCAAGAATACCGCTACCGATATTCTTAAAGTTTAAAAAACCGCCTGTCAGACTTGATAGGTATTTGTTCATTCCTATTCCCTTGATAATTTCAAAGGCTTTTTGTACATTGAGTATTCCGCCTTTTACTTCAAGGAATCCTAATTTTGCTGCAAGTCCTCCGACTTTCAACCCGGCTAATGCAACTGCAACCTTGTCGATAGTTTTTACCGCCTGTGGATTTTCCCTTACAAAGTCTGTCACTGCGTTTACTATTCCCGTAAATTTCTTTATTCCCTCTGTGAGGGTCGGCAATAGCAATTCTCCAAGTTCTACCTGTAAGGCATCAAAGGCAGATTTTGCCAATGTGATACTTCCGTTAAGGTTGTCTAACTTGGTTTCTGCCATTTGTTTAGCTGCACCGTCACAGTTATATACCGCATCTGTAAGTTTATTAAAATCCGCTTCGGATGCGTTTACTATGGCAAGCATACCTGCAAAACTTTCTTTTCCAAAAATCGTTGTTGCTGCTGCCACCTGTTCCGCTTCGGACAATCCGCCTAAACTGCTTCGGAGGTTCTTTACTACATCCCCGAAGCTCTTCATAGAGCCGTCTGTATTTGTAAGGCTTATGCCGTATTTCTTCATTGCTGCTGCTTGTGCATCTGTCGGCTTTGCCATATTGGCTAATGCCGTCTTTAAGCTTGTACCTGCAACCTCCGCCTTAATACTTGCATTTGCCATAAGACCAATGCCTAAAGACATATCTTCTACGCTATAGCCTAACGCTCCGGCTACTGGTGCAACCTTTTGGAATGTTGACCCCATCATGCTTACATTGGTGTTTGCATTGCTAGATGCCTGTGCTAATACATCTGAAAAATGCCCGGCATCTGATGCACTTAATCCAAAAGCCGTTAAGGCATCTGTCACAATATCAGATACGCTTGCTAAATCTTCCCCGGAAGCTGCTGCAAGGTTCATAATGCCCTCGATACCGCCTAGCATATCCTCCGTTTTCCAACCTGCCATAGCCATGTATTCCATAGCCTGTCCGGCTTCCGTTGCGGTAAACTTGGTTGATGCTCCCATTTCTTTAGCTTTATTTGAGAGTTGGGCGATTTCCTCGGTCGTTGCTCCCGATATTGCCTTTACTCCCGACATCTGCTCTTGAAATTCTGCTGCCTTTTTAACCGGTCCGGCATATATTGCCGTTCCTACTGCTGCGATTGCTCCTATTGTTCCTGTCAACTGCGACTTTGTTTGTGCTATCGCTTGGTTGTTCTTATCTATTTTCTCGTTGATAGCTGCTACTTTTTCCTGTGATTTTTGCAGTTTATCATACTGTTTTTGTAATTCCTCTGTATTCTTCGCAAGGTTATTTGTATCTATGCCCGCTTCTTGGAGTGCCTGCCCCATTTCCTGTAGCTTCTCCGTTTCGTCTGCTGCCTTATCCCTCGCTTTTGCCAACGCTTCCGTGTTAGCTTCTAATTTCTTTTTAAGTTTCTCTGATTCTCCGCCTGTCGCATCATACTCCGCCTGTAGCCGTTCATGCTCCTTTTCAAGGTCTGTAACCCTCTGCTTACTCCTCTCTACTGCGGTCTGCTGTTTCTGATACGCCGATACGTCTTTTAATTTATTTCTAACCTCTTTCAGATTATCGCCCAAAAGTGTAACGGTGCTGTTTGCTGTCTTAAATGTTTTTGAGAAGTTCGGCCCCAAGGCTGCGGTTAATTGAAAGAAAAATTGAAATTGTCTTGCACTCGCCACGTCCTTACCTCCTTTCGGGCATAATAAAAGCACCTGCCTGTGCAAGTGCCGAATCTATGTAAATTGTAATTATTTTCTTGGTTAAAATCCGCCCTGTATTTCAAGGGCGGATATGTTATTGGTTGTTCTGCTGTTGTGTTTTTTCTTTTTCTATCAATCCATTAAGGCTTTTAATCCACCCTCTTAAATCACGGATTGTAAGGCTTATCCAAAAGTCAATCCCTGTATGTGTCTGTCTTGAAAGTAAAAGTGCATTTTCTCTTACCCAAGTTCCGGGATTTAATCCGACAAGCCTGTTGTTACTAAAAAATCTCTACTCTTATTCTTGATTTTTCCAAAATCACGAATAGGTAAATGTTCGATAAGGTCACTTCCTACGCCTGCTGCTCTCGCTGCCATTTTCGACAGGAAGGATGTAGAAATTTCCGGCGATAATACATACTCTCCAACTGCTGCCATTTCATTTTCAACGGCAATCATATCCGAACCCAAAAGACCTTCAAAATTAAAAGTCAACTTGTCATAAGTCTTTCCCTCAAATTCAAAAGGTTTCTTGAAAACATGAGTGTAATTTAATCCGTCTGTGTCCGATTCGGTCACATTTACTTTCTTTTCCTCTGTTGCTACTGCTGTCTGCTTTACATCTTCCATTGCGTTTAATCCTCCATTTTTCTACCAATATAGGAAAAGCACGGTTTCCCGTGCTTATTTTCCAAGTGCTTTTCTCACATCTGCTAAGTAATCTTTTCCGTTTACATAGTAGATATAGTTAAGTGGGTCAATCTCCAACTTTTTCTTGCCGTCAATGTATGTAGCATAATAACTTACCGCATACTCTCCGCTTACCTCTGCTGCTGCTGCCGTGGCAACCTTTCCGGGGTTAAGTTTCTTTGGCGTGATTACAAGAATATGCTTTACGGATACAACCTCTGTAGTTCCTTTTACCGTATCTTTCTGCTGCTGTGCTGCTCTTAAATCAATGTTATGCTGTCTTGGCTCATGTAATTTAATTGCATTGTTTGTTACGGTTCTGAAATTGAGGGTAAGGCTCATTGCTTCAATCGCACCTAAAATTACAGATTCGATTTTACCGCCAATGCCGGCCCCGCTGATTTCCTCGGTAATATTTGAAATTTCCGGCAATGTTACTTCGGAGATACCGATATACTCCGTTGCATCTTCATATACCGCAAACCCGATTACTGTTTCGTCAATCTTTGGCATCCTGTTTTACCTCCTATGCAAAAATATTTTCGAGATAGCTTACGTCATACTCTAATACAAAATTAAGTTCCTTTGCCGGACTTGGAGGGGTAAGGTAAATATGAAACTTTGCCTTTCCTGTCAACAAGTCTGCTGTGGTGTTCTCTTCCTCTAAGAACTCAACACGCCCGCCTAAAATCTTCTCTTCTGCCATTAAGCCGTTAAGCCAAATGTTAATACTCTGTGTTACGGATTCGATAAGTCGTTTATTTAACTTCTTATCAACTTTGCTCCACATAGACAGGATTACAGAGTTTGCAACCCACCCAAACATACGGCTTACACAATAAAAGTAGTCCGTAACATCCGTATTTGCTGGGTAGCACGCTGTTTCATTGCCCCATGATACAAAGCTGCCTGTAAGGTTTAAGGCTGTGATAATGCCGTTTGAGTTAAGGTAATTTGCCTTTACAAGGTCTAAGAGTACCTCTGTGCCGTCTGCAAGTACCATTCCGTCAATCTGAATAGTTTTATTGCTTGCTGATTCGCACGGCGAACCTCCGCCTAAATCCTCTGTAGCATCCGTCTTTGACATAACGCCCGCCTGATGTACGGAAGAATGGTAAGTTTTACCTCCAAGCGTATACTTGGGCCATGTAACAAGCTGTGACGGCTGTGAGATATTGTTATCGCTCTTCCACTTTGGTACGTCTGAATATGTCTTTACGGTTGTTGTATCTGCATCAATGATTGCTTTTCCTACAAATAAACCGTTAATATTCTCCGCCTTGGCTGCCATGATTGCAGCTACTTCCGAATCTGTAGAAAAGTTCGGTGCAAGGAAAAGCGTAGGGATTACCCCGTACTTAGGATATACAGAATCGACCAACTCAAAACCGCTTGATTTATTGGTTGATGTATCATATCCTCCAATAATATCCTTTTTTGTGACCTTGCTAGGGTCCACGGAATTGAATTTAATATTAAGTTTTGCATTGTCTGCCTTGATTTTTCCGTTTTCAATGCGTTCTAACCTTAATACTCCGTCTGTGTAGAAAAGGTCGTATTCCTCGCCCCTTGTATATTTTTCCGTAAGTGAATCTTCTCCGTCATATCCCTTTACTTCTACTGTACCGCTTACGGCTTCAAAAGGTAATTCCGTGATTCCTCCGGCTAATGTCTTGTCTACTGTTTCCTCTCCTTTGAGGTGCTTTGTAGGGTCAAGGACATTTACCATAACGATAGGGCCATTAGAATATAATTTGAATGATGAGTAGATTTCTTCGCAAATATCGTACTTATCCCATTCGTCACTATATCCCATTGCTGCTACCGCTTCCGCATAGTTAGATGCGTATACAGGCTCATTTACTTTACCGCCTACCGTATGCACCGGGGCAGTACCTACAATGAGGTGTATACTGCTATCTGCGACAACAGGCGTTGATACACTCGTAGCCTGTTTACTTGCTTTCGCTCCGTGATAGTAATTGCTCATTACTTTAATCCTCCTTTTGTTTTCTCATAAGACTTAAAACATCATTGTAATATTTGTTTAACAATGTTCCTGCTTTCTTTGTTTTCGGTTTGTTTACCGCAAGGCTCTCCGTGGTTACGATAAGCAACCTTACCTGTGGTAACTTCTCAATGGTTGGCTTTAAATATTCCTCAATTTCCGTTCTGCTTCCTGTGAAAATTGTATTTTCAACCAACCCGGTGTTTGTTGTCGGTCCGATATAAATAAATCTTCCCTCTGTGGCGTTCGTATTTGCCGTTTCCTGCTGTTCTTCTGTTTCCTTGGTGGAATTTACTGCCTGTTCCGTTTTCTCTGCCTGTGTGGCTGTTCTGCTCGCTCTCGGCATACTTTATACCTCCTTTATTCTAAATATTTTCTTACATCCCTGTGAATCTGTGGTAATTCCCATATTGTCATTAACTCGCCAACTTGGTACAATTCCATGTTTTCATCATAGATAATCGTTTCTATCGGCATTTGACACGAATAGCGTTCATCTACTACCACATCCTCTAACAGGCTTGTTTCTATCTTTGTTACAAGGTTTAAGCATTGCATATAATTTTCGTTTTTATCTTCTGAAAATGTAACGCAAATAACACGCACCCTACACACATTCTCTTCATCATCTACCTTTTTGGTAAGTAATTTAAGAAGTATGTAAGGTGCTACCTTTTTCTCCTGTTCCTTGTTCGGCAAGTTCCCAATAAATACTAACGGCTGTCGTTCTCCGGGGTCTGTTCCGTCCTCCGGCACTCTCGCAATCAACCGCATATCTTTTACTTTATCTTCCATATAGGCTTTAAGTGCATTTAATAGGTCAATCGCTGTCATTAACTACCTCCGTTCAGTACCCTATCAAGTTCATGTTCCATACGCTTGTTTATAACCTCGTTTACCCTGTCCTCTACAGTTTTTATTACTACTGTGTTTTCTGCCATTCTCGGCACGGACGGACCGTAAAACTGTTTAATTGGATAATTAGAATCTCCCTTACGCTCATATACTCCTATATGTCCGTTTGGCATCTGTGCGGTAAAGCCTTTTTGTAACTCTACTTGGCTTTCATCCCTTTTAACTGCTGCCTTTACGGAAGTTCTGCCGTATGTTGCTTTCTGTGGTGCGACATTGAATTTAATAAGCGGGATAACCGTACCTGCGTACTCAATACTTCCTATCAATCCGTCACTCCGCATTTCAACCTTTTTGTACCCAATATGTGAATATCTCGATATAACCGCCGGACTTACATAATACACGCTCTTAATCTGTTTGTTAAAAGCTGTCCGCCCTGCTGATAATCCCCTTTGCATTGCGGGTTTTAGTACTTTTTCGTCCGCTTTCCCCAAGCCAGATAAAATAGCGTGTAGCCTGTTGGTGGTTTCCTGTGATACTTCAATGTCTACCATTTATTCATCCTCCCCCACCAATTCAATAATAAGTTCGTTGTATTCTGTCGTTACCTCGGATATTTTATACAGTTCTTTGTCTATCCACATCCTCATGCCCTGTCTCGGTTCTTTTTCCAAATCAGATAATCGGATGCGTATTACAATCAGCTTTTGGTATATGCCTTGTGCGTGGTCCCCGGATAGCATTTGTCTGCGTGCTTCTGCATCTTCTGAATCAAAAACTACAGGTATGTTCCTGTCTATTCCGTCAATACGTATCCTGTGAACTTCTGCAAATTCCTCCGTATTGTAAAAGGTGCGGTCAAGGTCTTTATCAAGCATTTCTTTAAAATTTCTCATAAGCTGCCACCGCCTTAGCAGACGATAGCAACATACCAAGAATCTACTTCGTGAGGTACACAAAGTGGTGCTGAATTTAACTGTAAGAATCTTCTTGCAGGCTTTCTTTCTACCCACTGCTCCGGGATTCTTGACCCCTCAACAACTGCAATCGTCTTTCCCGCTTCGTCCACAATACCAACCGCACCGTAGTACATAGAGTATTCTGCTTCTGTGGATAACAGGATAACCGCATTTGTCGGTACTAAAGGCTTGTTGTCTGCTTTTCCCTTGTCTGTCCAGTTATCTAAATACCACTCGTTGTATGAGTAAATATCCATGCCCTCGCCCTGTAAAGTACCGATATAGGTTACTCCGTTCGGCAGTTCTTTAGGCTTGATAACTGCAAGGTCGTATCTTTCAACGTCAAGCATTTTTAACACTTCCTCGTCTGCAAGGAAAGATTCCAAAGCTTCATCTCCCATAATACACATATTGCAGTTTACAAAGCCTGTTTTCTGCACCTGCTTACGCCATGCCTTTAACTGTTTGATTTTACCGCCCTGTGTCTTATTCCACTTTTCAGCGTCCTTTAAGACAACCTTATTTGTGAAGTTAAAGTCAATTTCCGCCTGTATTGCTTTTCCGTTCTTATCAAGAATCGGAATCTTTCCTGTGAATAACGCCTGACAGCACATCCACTCTTCACGGCGGGTAATCATTTCGTCTAACTCTGTAAAATCACGCTGCATTTTCTCAATCGCTCTTTGGTTAGGTGTTTTACCGTTGTAAAGGCTTTCCCCCGGCGTTCTCTTCAAAATATCGTCAACGGTAGTAATCTTGTTAGGTGCTACAAGCGGTGGCTCGTATGTGTTGGTCTGAAAACCCTCGTTGTCGATAGTGTCCCCGCCGATTTTCTTATGTACGAATGGTGCAAGCTGTCGATTTCCTTTCTTAAAATCTACATCAATTTTCTGCGTATCGAATGTTTCGACATTACGGAAGAATGTAGACTTAATGAATGTATGCACTTTAGGCATACGCTCTACAAGTTTTCCCATTGTTCTAGGGTCATAAATGCTGATATTTGCCATTTTCTCTTATCTCCTTTTCTGTTTAAGCTGTTGCATTATCTGTATCTACAAGAAAGATGCCAATTTTTCTAAATGGTGCTTTAAAGTCTGATGCTTTTTTACCTGCCGGGCACTCGATTGCACTACCGAAAAATTCGCCTGTGAGGTAATATACAACCTCTTCTCCCTCCTGTGCATCCTCTGCTGCAAGTCCGTAAACATCTGCTACGGTATCTGCTGTTACCGCCTTAATTGTTCCGTCTGCTGCAAGTGTGATAGGCATAAGTTCGTGAATAGTTTCTCCGCTTGCTACTGTGCCCGAATCGGTCACAACGGGAAAATCTCCGGCGTGTACCATTTTAGGGGCGTAACTTCCTAAATTTTCTTTTCCTGCCATTATTTTTTACCTCCTGTTATTTTGTCTGTGGATACATCTGGTCGATAATCTCGCCGAATGGGTCGTTATCTTCTCCCTGTCCGCCGTTGTTGGAAGTCGGGGTAACATCTTTTACTCCCGATTTATCTACATCATCCTCACGGTCGTTTAAAAACGCCTGCCCTGTTTTTTTCTGTGCTGCTACAATCTGCATTGCAAACGCTTCCGCACTTACAGGCTCTTCATATTTTGCCTTATTCGCTAAATCCTCGAATCCCGGCAATGTGATTTCATCAATCGCCTTGATTCTTGCCCTTTCTGTATCTACTGCTGCCTGTGTGTTCGCTCCGGCGTTGTCTTTTGTATCTGCCAAAATCTCGGTTTTATACGCATTGGCTACGTCCGGGTGGTTCTTTTTAAACTCTTCCAATGTCATGTTATTGCCCTCCTTGTTTTTTCCATTGGTTTTATAGTTATTATTATGGCTATTGGCGTAGCCTAATAATCCTTTTGGTATCGTGCTGAATCTCTCCAAACCGATAGGTACGGAATTTACTATTACCTTTTCCGCATTTTCTACCTCTGTGTCCACATCTGTAAACATTACTGCGGTGCAAAATCCCGCTTCTACCGCTTCCTCACCTGTGAACCATTCGCCCTCATTTGTCATAAGGCTTTTAATTTCTTCCTCTGACTTGTCTGTAACAGTCATGTAGCAATTAACGATAGATTGCTTGATTGTTTCTAATTCCTTAACGATATTTTCCAAGTCTGTTGTATTGTAATATCCAATCAATCCGGCTAATGGGTCGTGTATCATAAATACACCACCTACAGATATTTCTATCGTATCGCCTGCCATAGCAATAATGGTTGCTGCACTTGCACACCAACCGTCAATTTTTACTGATATTTTTGCTTTGTGTTCTTTTAACCGTGTGTATATCGCTACTGCTGCAAATACATCCCCTCCGCCCGAATTGATACGCACGGTTATTTCATCAACCGGTCCCAAGTCTTTTAGTTCTTGGTTGAATACTCCCGGTGTGATTTCATCCCCGTACCACGAATACTCGGAGATTTCGCCATACAATAACATTTCTGCCGTGTTACCCTCTTCGTCCGGCACAAAGTTCCAAAATCTATGTACTTCGTTCTTATTCCTCGGTTTCTTCCTCTGTCTGCCCTCCGTCATTGTCGGGGTTGTTTTCTCTGTCTGATTCCTCACGTCCGTTAATATTCTCAACGGTTTGTGTATCTGTCTTTGCACCTCCTGTTACCTCCTTTAATAATTCCTCTTCACGCTTTCGCTGTTTGATATTTTTGTAAAAGTCCGTGCCTGTAAGTTCCCTTGCTTCTCTTTCTCGGGTTGAGTATCCGCCCTGTACCCTCTTTTCTGCTGCTTCAACCTCTTTTGTCGGGTCAAGCTGTCCGGCACTCGGTCCCGTCCATTCTGCCGAACAATAGGCATCTTTTATAATCGGGTCTGTGAAAAATCCGGGTGCCTTGATTCTTCCTTTCGCTACCGCTTCGCTTAACCACTCCTCATAGATTGGTTGGCAAAAATCAGCAACAAACCATGCACGGTACATTTTTACAACTTTGAAAAACTCAAGGATTGCTGCCCTTGATGCGGAATAATTGCTTGAAAATGCCATAATTAGTATTTCGTAAGGAATTTCCAACGCTGCCCCTATCTGTTTCAATACTGCGATTACAAAAGGGTCAAAATTCGGGTTTGGTCTGCCCGGATTTACCATATTGGCTTTTTCTCCCTCTCCAAGGTCAATTACTGCCCCCGGTGCAAGTTCAATACTGTTTTCATCCTCTTGGTCTACCTGCATCTCTTCCGGGATACTCTCCCCGAATGGTACATCATCACTCGCACTTTCTTTTTCAATAAACACCGTAAACAAACCGTTAATAACTGCTGCCAGCACTTCCGCTTCGGTATATCTTCCAAGCTGTTTTATTGTGTCTATTACAGGTGCTAAAAAGGGAACTCCCCGGACTTGTCCGATTCGTTCCCTGTTCATAATGTGTAATATGTTTCTTCGCCCGGTCTTTTCTCCGTAGGCAAGTACCCTTACCCATTCTCTCGGTTCTCTATCTGTAAATGATAGGGGGTGGAACTTTGATACATGGTAGGCAACAACCTCTCCTGCTGTGTTCTTTTCTACACCCTCGCAAAATAAAGGGTTTACCTTTTCGTTATCCGGGGTGCTTATCCTGTCTGCTTCAATCGTCTGTATTCTAAGGTCGTATATACTCCCTACCCTCTTTGTGGTTGTCATAAGTGCGAACGAATCGCCACTAAGTAAGGCGTTTAAAAATGCCAACTGCTGCAACTGATAAAAGTTATCTATTCTTTCAAGGTCGCAATTTGTAGAATCCGCCCAATGTGCAAATTCTCTTTCTATCGTTTCCTCTAACTCTCTCGCTTCCTCCGGCTCAATCTTTAATACTTCCTCATTGATTGATGCTTTTAGGTGTAATCCAATTCCTATAGTATTGGTTCTAAGCCTTTTAATTGCCCCTGTAGCAACATTCGAGCCACCATAGAACAAATCCCTAGACCTCTGCCTTAAAGGGTCTATATTGTCCTCTACGTCCTCTCTGTGGCTACCTCCGCCGTGCGTCCAACCTATAAGGCTTTTCTTTGTAGCACTTGCACCGTAGTTTCCGTAACCGCTATCAATCATACTTAGGCGTTTTTTTGCCACCTCTCGTTTTAATGCTCTTTCCGGGGATATTGCTTTTATGGCTTTGTCAATAAAATTCAAGGCTTAAACCTCCTTTCTCCGTATTTTGGGTACGAAAAAAGCACCTTGGATGCTTCTATATCTCCTTGGTGCTTTGCTATTTTATATATTATCACAAAAAATCGGGCAATGGCGGGCAATCTTTTATTTTCCTGTTTTGCTTGTATTTCCGCCCTTTTCGGCTGTTTTTGTTTATAAATCTCTCGGCACAATCCTGTATACCCTGTTTCTGCCCTTTTTCTTTGCTAAATTCTCCAATTCCGCCACTTTATTACTCCAATATTCTATCTGTTTGCGGATTTCTGCCAAATTTGCCCTTGTAAAGGACTTTCCGCCTATTGTGTATGATTGGTTTATTGCTACCTCGTTTTCCGCTTCCAACCATATTTCCAAGTGTTTTTTTGCTACTTCAAGTGTTATTGCTGCCATTATGTTATACCTCCACTTCGATTTCCTCTATGTCTTGTGTGTTTTCGTGTTGCCTGTACCTCCGTATTTTTCTTCGGTGGCTCTTTTAGTGTTAATCCTGTAATTTCTATTGCTGCCTGTGCGTAGTTTCTGCAATCTAAAGGCTCATTTCGTTTTGTTTCTCCTGTAAGTTCCCATACAAAATACGGTCTGCCTTTTTTATATTTTAATACCTG